ATTCGTAGCACCCGCTAAAGCTGTTGAGGCAAGAACAACTTTTTTACCAATCGTTATTGCATCTGGTGTTTTTTCTTGAGAAAATTCAGTTTCAGCCATTTTGTATTCTGTGTCACCTGCGGCAAAATCTACAGCAACAGCCGTCATGTCTACATAACTTTTAAGTCGTCTATCTAGTTTCATAGATTCGCCAAGAATCATTGGGGTACCGAAGCCTTGTTGTGTGATAGCCTTCGTAGAAAGACTGATCGAAATGTCAATCACTTGATCTAATTTATTTGTCATAATTTTAGTTCCTTTTGTTGTTTAAATTAATCTGTTTCCACTATCAAATCGACCTCTACAGGATCAACCAGACCGTTACCGGTTAGTTCACCACTGATTCCGACAGATTCAACAATTTCTACTACGTTTTCTGTATCAGTAGAATAATTTTTAGAAATTCTAAAAAGTAATTCCACAACAGCTCGAGTTTCAAAACTATTGTTGATTTGTGTAGTAATATCAACAATATCACCATCTAAACCAACATAAGCTAATTTTTTAGAAGTTAATAATTCTAAATTTTTACTTAATTCTATTTTGTCAATTAAATCAGCTAAGATTTGCATAGAATCTTTGCTAACTGAAATAACAGACAAAACCACTTCTCTATCTCCTTGAGTTTCTGAAACTCCTAATGAATCAGGTTTTCCTTCCCAATCTAATCCTCCACCTTTTCTCAAAGATGATAATTTTAATGCCAAATAATCTCCAGTTGGGGTATTTGCATTTTGATTCGACCAAATAACAGCTTGGTTAGTCAATTCTTTTATTACTTCTACTATTGCAGTTTTTAAACCAACATAATTAATAGCCATAATTTAAACCTCCGCAACAGGTGGTACTGGATCGTTAGTAGTTCTCTTGGCAACAACCACTTTATAATGTGGAATTACGTTATTTTTCCAAGGAAAAACTTTAACGACTTCGTAATCAAATCCATCAATTGTAACAATATCACAATTTGTTGAATTTCCTTTTTCTGCACCAATTAATAAAGTGTCAGTGTATAATTTCAATAATTCTTCTTCTCTTCTATTCTCAGGAAGCAAAACTAAATCGCTTCCTGAAACAGGTTGTATTGAAGCCATGATGGGCAATGTTGTATCTGCTCCTTCAACTTCATAAAAACCTGCGTCATTATAAGCGCCTTCACTTCTTCTTTTTACTGTTAATGCTTGTCTGAAACTACTCATTTATTTTTTACCTCATGAGAAATTTTTGAACGCATTTCACCAGTATCAATTAAAGGGTGGCTTGAACCTTTTTTTGCTATTGTTGATTCTGCATTTTCAGGCGTTCTCATATCAGTAATAGTTTTTTTAGTTTCTGTTTCTTGTTCAAGACCAATTAACTTTAATCTTGGAATAATATTATAATTTCCTTTTGAAATAGAAACAAAAATTTGATCGAATCTTTTACCAACTTTTTTATATTGTCTGTTGTAAGTGGATCTTATGAATGATCTTTCTGGGATCGTAACATCATTATTTTTTCCTGCTTGAGTTGTACCGAACTCGTTTACAATTGCTTTTGTCAAGACTTTATCGCCTACTTTGGCAAACATACCGACTTGAATTTGCTTCGAATGCAATTCTTCGATAGCTTTTTTGTATTTATCAAAACCGTGATCAATAACTTTTACTTCCATCTTGCATGTAAAATGTAGGAACTCGTCCTTTTAATAATCGGTTGTAACTGTCTAAATATTGGGTGGTATTTACATCAACATTATTACCATTTCCACAATAACTTCTTTGTAAATCACCTTCTTTTTCCATAGTTAAAACACCTCTTGAATTGTCGTCTCTCAACGACAAAGCTAATAAATGAGCAGCGTAATAAGCAACAGCCATAGAATAGTTATTAGAATCACCAAATAAAGCCGAATCGACTTCATTTACTGCGATAGCAATAAATCTATTTTTTTTGTCTGTAGTACAAGCTGCATTTATAACCGGAGCAATATCTGCCAACCATTCAAGAGATGTTGTCATAACTATTTTTTAGAATTAATTGCTTCAATTAATTTAGATTTGCTTAAACCTTCAGTTTCGATTTCTAAAGATTGAGCAAGATCAATCAAAGTTGCTTTAGTTTGAGCTTCTAAGTCGATTTCATTTAAATCAAGACCTTCTTCAGACTCTTCTGATTCTTCAGTTTCTTCTTCAGATTCTTCTTCGTCAGAAGCATCTTCATCAGGACCTAATAAATCAGCAGCTTCTTTATCGGCAAGTTCTTTAGCTGCTTTTTCTTCAGCTTCTTTCTCTGCTTTTAATTCAGCTTTAGTTTTGTAAGATTTTACAATTTTTTCTTCAGTAGCAACTAAACCAGATGTTTTAACCATTGATTCAAACATAGGGTGAGCTTTTACTGCAGCAAATTCTTCTTTAGAAAGTTCGTTAATGCCAGGCATTAATGTAACATTTCCAACAGTTGTTTTAAATCTGATGATATTTTTTACTCTATTTTCAATTTTCATAATACAAATTTGTTTAAGTTAATATAAATTAAAAAGGGAAGATTGCTCTTCCCTTTTTAACCAACTAGATTCCAGTTGTATAAGACAATGAGTAAGGATAGAAAGCTCTAACACCACCACATCTAGCTTCCAAAATATTTTTGGTCGCAAGATTTTTAACTTGTGGAGCGTGAGGCATTAATCTAATCGGAAGAACGCCCTCCAATTTGTCTTGTGCTTTTTTGTAAAGCACGAAACCAGATTTAGTGCCATTTACGAAACCGTTTTTCAACTGTTGTATCGATTCAACTTTCAAATTATATTCTTCTTCGATATATTTCAAAATTGATTTTCCAGAATACATAGTTGTGTCAAGTGCTTTTTTTCTAATTAAGTGATAATTAGTAGCATCAACTAACATAGTAGTTGGGATTTCATTACCATTAGTAAGATCAAGCATATCATTGATTGCTTCTTCCACGTCCGCAAGGATATTTGCAGCAGTTTTAGTTGACCAAGTAGTAGTTACGCCAGTACCAGTTGCAGCAGCAGCTGTAGATGGAACAGAGGCAGCATTAAACATACCTTTAATTCCATAAGCAGCATCACCGAAACCAAGCATTTTTTCGATCTTTTGATCTAATGCTCTACGAGCAGCAAGTGCTTTATTTTCAACTGATGAACGACCAACTTGACCAAGCATTTTGTCTCTACGCAAATCTTGCACAGAATATAAATACGAAGTCGCAATTGATTTAATTCCATTAGTTACTTGAGCTCCAAATACTTCAACGGTTTTAATATCATCAGCAAAATCAGCAACAACAGCTGCTTCACCTGCAGAATCCAAAGTGTCATAAGTATCAGTTTCAGCACCTTCTGGAATTGCACTGTTGATTGGAAGCAAGCCACCATTCAAAAGTTTCAATTCGTTGTACTTAGGCTTAAATACTTGTTGACGAATAAATTCTAGGTTTCTAGCAAAGAAAAACGAATCATCTTTTTTAGAAATACCTACTTGTTCAGCTGCTCTTTCGTAAGCTCTGAACTCCGGTAAAGAGGTATCAATTTTGAGTTCCTCACCGTTGTCTAGTTTAAAAGTTTCAATAGTCATATTATTTTCTCCTGATTAAATTAAAGTTATGCTGGTAAATTCAACTCAAGAAGAGCAAGAACTGGGGTACCAGTAGTACCTACAGCAGCGCTTCTGAATTTTCCACTAGGAACGGCTAAGTTACCAGAAGATGAATTTGTAAATTGACCTTGATTTGCAGTGTTGCTCTTATCGTTATAAACGTAAGCATCTTCACCGTAAGCAACAGTCGCAACTACATAAACCCAAATACAACCGCGAGTCATAACATTGACAGCGTCATAGATTTCATATTGATCACTTCCACCAACAGTTACTGGTTGACCGTGTCTCAATACAGAAACACCTTCAAATATACCGTTTGAAGTATAAGCAACTGTTACAGTAGGTTGACCAACACCACCGGTTACAGTGTAATTTGAAACAGTAATGTTGTCTGTAGCACTGTCAACGGTGATCAAGATTTCACGACCAGTTCCAGCAACAGCAGAAACACCGGTAAGAGCATTAATTGCAGCGATTAATGCAGCAAAAGTCGTTGCATGATCGGTTGCATAAACCACTGGAGTAATTGAAAGAGCAGTTGCTGATCCAATTTGAACTGACATTGGGATTGAGTTAGAGGCAACAAAGTCTGCTGAATAAGTAACAGAAACTTTATCTTTAAAGATGTTTTTAACATCAGTACCAGGTGTTGCACCTACAACAACTGCTTTACCAAAACCGATTGCTTGTTGAGCACTTCTTGTTTTAATATTCCAGTCTTGTAAATTTGCGATTTGTCCGTTGATTGCAACGTCCATTTCATTTGCGTATTTTGTAATTCCCATAAATTTACTCCTTTTTAGTTGAATTTTTGATAAGTTCTCTTTGTAGGTCGACATTGCTGACGGCTACAGAAGATTGACTAGAATCAGTTTTATTAGAAGCTGCTTTGATATTTTCAGCAAAGTTGGCATCTTTTTTGATGTCAATAATGCTATCGAATCTCGCAGTCAAATAATCCTCACTAACTTCATCAGCTTTAAATTCTTTCGTAAATAAAGTGATAACCTTAGATTTGATTTCCTTGTCAGACAATTTAGATAGGTCTTCATCTGATTTAAAAAATTCAGATGCTTTCTTTTCTAGATCAATTCTAGCTTGGACTTTGGCTGCAATATCAGCAGTATGATCTTTTTTCAATTCTTCATCAAGTTTTACTTGAATAGAATCTCTTTCACCTGTTACAGTGTCTAATTTAGTTTGCAAATCCTCTTTATCTTTTTTCAGCTCTGTGTTTTCCGCTTCAATAGAGTCGATCTTCGAAGCGACCTCTTCTGAAACTTCAAACTCTTTGCCATCTAATCGTATTTTTTTCATATTTAGATTGTCATTGAAGTTATTATTAAAAACACAAATAGCATCTTGGCTATCAAGTCGAAGCTTAGCTTTATCGCCAGCTCTTCCTTCATAGACGAGCGCCAAATGATTCCCTCTTATGTTCGTTTGAACATAATCATATCTCTCACCTTTAAATACACCATCTTTTTT